ACAGCAAAATTATGCTGGTTACCATCGCCGGAATAGGTTGTGGATGTCAAAACTTGTCCAGTGGTGTCCAGGCTTGGTGTATCGTATTGATAGCCTTCATACACATCAAATGTTGTTTCTGCTGGGGTAGGCACCCAGGCACCGTAGCTACTGTCGGCCACTGGGTCCCAGTTTTTGCTCAACAATCTATCTAGTTCGTAACGATCAACTTCAAAGTCAATCAAATTCAATCGCTCGCCAAACTTGGTTCTGATATAATAAGCAATCTGATCACCTTTGCCTGGCTTGGCATAGGCCAACACCCACGAAGGAGTAAATCCCAAAACCTGTCCATTGGCTTGTTTCGATGTCATCCACAAAGGCAACACGTTATCAACTTCTCCCACTGTGTCAATTACTTGATCCCGCATGTTGATCAAGCTGTTGGGATAAACAGTGCTGACTTCGGTGCTGTCGTTTTCATTTATGGGATATGGCAACGTTACTTGTTTGCTGACACTTTGTCCTTGATTGTTAAGCAAGTTATCAATTACTCTGCTGTAGACCACTTCGTAAATCACTTGATCTGCGCTGTTTCTGGCCTGTGCAACTCGTATCTCGCCCAGTGTTAAATTTTTCCAATAATGATTTTCGTAAAGACTACTGACGTAATCGGCATAGGTAGCAGCAGTCAGACCAAAGGCATGATTATACACCACTCCAGTAGCTCGTCCAAAGTTTGGATCGTCAGGACGATACAGCAAATCAGGTTTGAAGATGTCAGAGTTTTGTAACAAACTGTCAATGAGTGCACGATCGTTGTCCGGGGGCATGGCCTCAATATACAGATTGTCATAGGGCTCGTTGTAAACACGTTTTACAGTAATGCTGAATGTTTTGCTAGCATTAATCAATCCATTCACACTGAACACTTGAACCACAAACTCATGCTTCATGTCAAAAGTAGTTTCAGTGTCTTGACCAGTGATGCCCAGATCGTTCATTGTGACATCAAATGTTGTGGTTCCTGTGTCCAACGCAAAAGTATTGAAACTTGTGCGACCTGCAATTTCGCCCGATGGCAACAACTGTAGGCCCTGCGGCAATGATGAATTACTGCCACTGAGTAATTGATATTGCAACGGTATTCCTGCTGCATTTTCAGCAGCAACATACAGTGTGCTGGTTGCACCATTGACAATGGTGCCAAGATTGCTGGGAACCAGCCATACGATTTCAGTGTTGACTGGCCCAGTTATGGTAAGACTGTATCGATATTCATTGTAGATCAACGGGTCAATGTCTTTGCTGATTCTCACAGTGAATTCATAGTTCAGTTGATTGGCTCCTAAATTGGGTATATAGCCATACAACCAGCCAGAATTTTGATCCAATACCAGGCCAGGTATGCCTGCACTGTCACCAGCATCGTAGATTATTTCGTAATCAACTTGATCCCCGTCAAGATCTAGTCCGTTGAATCGATAAGCAAACCAATTGTTGTCGCGAACTGTGCCAATGCTGCCTTCTGGGTTGGTAATGATCGGCGGTCTAGATGGTGTGACATCAGCAGTAACAAAAGTATTGTCAGCAGTGATCAGTGTGGTATCTGCTGTGAGACTGTTTTTGCTATAAATGTAGATGCTGAATGTTCTAAGCTGGCTGTAGACTCCATCAGTCAATTCCAAAGTGAATTCGTAGTTTGAATTCACACTCATAGTGCTGAAGTCAAAACTGTATTCATCGTAGCCCTGGCCATCTCTACTGAATCCTGCTGTGACTTCAATGGGACTCAATGGAGTTATAAATCCCGATATCAAACCTGTTCTGGATATAGAAAGTCCCAGTGGGAAATTTCCACCTACCAGTTTCACTGTTGGATTTGCATTGGGATCTGGATCTGTGTATTGAATCTGCAGGCCAGTGACCAGTGTTCCGTCATAGAACTGAGCAATTTGTCCAGCAGGCGTAATAAATTCTGGGGGGTTGGGGCCAGTAACTGTGAGTGTAAATGTTCGATCTCGAATTTTGTCCAACACAAACTGGCCATTGATAAAGTTTGTTGTGTAGGCTCTCACAGTGAATTTGCTGGTTACGTCTTGGCCAACTTCGGTGGGCACACCTTGGATACTGGCCACAGCTTTGGGCACACCAAGAATTAAGCCGTTGTCGGCTATTTGCACTCCAGCGGGCAACTGACCTGCTTGAAGATTAAATCTTATGTGCTGACTAAATTCAGCAGTCATTGATCCTGTTGCAGTGCTGAGTTGTATTGGCGTGGTTGTGAATTCGCTTTCAGTCAACGAAAATTCAGTGCTGTTGTGAACTGCCAACACAAAATATCTAACCAAAGGGCTGATGCCTCCAAATACAGTGCCAGCAAACATAACGTTGAGACCAGCGTATATGCCCTGTGTGCTGTTGCATGTAATTCTGTTGGTAACTCCACTGGTGGCTGTGCACACCACACCAGTGATCAGTGGATCAACTGTGGCCAACATGGCCTGCTGATAAAAAATACCTTCGGCAACAGTGCCTAAACTGCCTGCAGGGGTTATCCACTGTGGTTGAGCCATAGTATTACCAAGGTGTGGTGTCAAATGCCACACGTCTCCAAATTTCACTTGATGTATCAAAATCTGCCACGCAGACGTAAAGATATTGATCGTCAAATGCAATCATACCAGCAGTGTCTCCAGCAGTGCCATCAGGACTTGCAGGGGGAGTATCTTGAACTCTACTGTAGAGTTCTCCGAAATTATCGTTGCATTTAATGTAGGCCGTGCGTATTGCATCGCCCGTGCCGTCGTTGGGTGCTGTTCCTACATTGATTACTTGTAATGCCATATGAAATCCTCTGGCTAGTATTTACCAGAGATTCAAATGGGCAAAGGTGTGTTAGTAAGGGCTAAAACTGCTACCGCAGCCGCACGTGGTCTGTGCTTGCGGGTTGTCAATAGAGAAACTGGAACCCATTAAATCTTCTTTATAATTGATGGTTGCACCTTGCAGATACTGCATGCTCATGCTATCCACCACCACAGGAATATCGGTCAAAACTTCAAAATCGTCTTCGTTGCGGTCTTCGTCGAATGTAAATCCGTAACTCATGCCCGAACATCCACCGCCCTGTACAAAAACTCTCAGCAAGACTTTGGGATTGTTTTCTTCAGCCAACAAGTCTTTTATTTTGGTAATAGCGGATTCAGTTAATGTAATCATAGTCGTTCGTTGCAAACATCCCAGTCAATGACCTTCCAGATATTGTCCAGGTAACGTTCTTTGTCCCACTGATAATCAGTGGCCCAAACATGCTCCCACCAGTCTACTAGCACACAGATATCGGTGCGCACAGCATGGTTGGCTATGGTTTTAATCTCTCCGCCGGTGCTGAGATAGACCCAACCCGAGCCCTGAATCTTCATTGCTGCTTCTTTAAAGGCAATTTTAAAATCTTCGTAGGTTTTAAATTTTTCTTCTATCAACGCAAGAACTGCACCGCGGGGGCGATTGGCACCCTTAGGAGCCCTAAGCTGAGGGAAGAACTTATTATGTAAAAAACTGCCAGCACGATTAAAATCCGCATTGCCTTCTCCTGCATTATAACGCTTGGCATAACCTTTGGCCAAATGCCCATAATGATATTCTAAACTTTCTTTGCTCAACACTGGCTCAAGGTCTCGTTCCCCGTAAGGCAAGGGTGTAGTTTCTAGCTTGGCCGGGCGGGTGCTGGCTTCTACTATGTTTATAAAATCATATATTGATGCGGCGGTGTCCATGTAGATATTTATTTCAATGTCGATAACAGGGCACAAACAATTCTTGATGATTTCTGCACACAGCTTGTCTAAACATTGATTGTATTCTTGACAATTTTTCTATAGTATCTGATCAAATTTTGCTGTGTTTAGTTGTCTGATTTAGGATACCAGCATGTTATCGTCGCCTGGTGATACGTCCTCGACTGAGATCATATGGACTGAATTCCACTTCCACAGTGTCACCTAGCAAAATCTTGATGTTGTTTTGACGCATACGTCCCGAAATAACACCAGTGATCAAGGCATCGGTTGTGTCGAGCTTGACTCTAAACATGGCATTAGGCAGAACATCAACCACAACACCTTCCATCGAAATAGCTTCTTCTTTGGCCATAAGCAAATATTTAGTTGAAATTCAGTTCTGCAATGATCTTCTGAAGTCGATCAAAGCGGAAACTGCGCCACTCCTGCTTTTCAAGATCAAACACCCGGAGGCTGTGTTCGTCAGGTTGCTTGCGTTTCTTGGTTTCCAAGAGTTTTTCCACTGGCACATCCTGGGGCTGTTTATCGTCGGGAATCAGTGTCCAATCCAGGGTGCATTTCATTTCTCGCTCGGTGCCATCGGCCTTGACAAAGCTCACAGTGATTGCGCTTTTTTGTAGCAGACTACGAACCCAGTCTCGAATAATTGCTTTTTGACTGTCGTCAGCTTCTTGATATTGTGTGCCGGGTGCTCCTTTGAGCAGTCGCACAGTTTCTTGTTTGGACCAATCCATGGTTACTTCCATTTTAAAGTTAATGCTGTGTAAAGTTTTTCGCTTATGTCAAAACGACTTCCATCGACGTAATATCGTTGATCTATGTGTTCATACCATTCTTCGTTTGGTTGCTGTCGAATCCACTCCTGTGCAGGCATGGTTAATTTTACTGTATACCAGAATTTTCCGTCAACTCGAGCACTGCCTATATTTTGGATATCGGGTGGAGTAAGTTGTTTTACCATGTGATTCCACATAGAATCAGCTTGTTGTGCGGTCATGACCATTTCAAGCAAAACGCCGTTAACGTTTTTTCATCAGGAATACTCACTGTCATACCAGCAGCCGTTGCACCATTGTCTTGACACCATTGTTGAAGTTCTTCATAATTTTCCGACCAAAATCCAATGTCACTCAACATCAAGATCATATGCTCGCCCAAGGATGTACTCACCAAGGCATCGGCGATCACAAAGCGAGGCTTCATCCCCATTTTAGTTGAAACATTGTGGCATCTGCACTGGACTCAAAAGCAAATTGTTGATAAGGAAAACTAGCAATCCAATAGCCGGTCATTGAGCGTTCGCACCAAATGCAAAGACTCGTCCACGATATCTTTTCTTCATATCCGTTACGAGGCTGCATCACAGTCCAACTTCTCTTCTTTGCTCCGCGAATGGTGCGTGGATTTGTGGCTTTATAAGGAAGATACAAATTACCCACGGCGCATTTTGGAAATAGCCACAGCCTCTTCGTCACTGAAAATGGGCACAGAGTTTGACTTATGCATGGTGCCAATACCCAGCATCTTGGTGCCAGTGTATTGTGGCACTGGTTTGCTGGCAGCAATACCTTCGCCGGTGTTGAGACTGGGAATATGATTGCTGGTAACGCGGCCAACAGGGGCACTGAGTTTGTAAGTCAAAGGCTCAGCAGCCAAGGCTCGCTTGCGTTTACGGTCTTCGGCCTCAACACCCCACTTGACCTGCAGTTCTCGCCAAGAGGCATCTAGTTCGCGAGCTTTGCGTGCCTCGTCGGCGCTGCGAAACTTGACTTTGCCCTTGCGGCGACCGTTGAGACTGAGACTGGGATGATGTAGGTGCATGCTCATTTTCGCAGTAACTCCATGGTGTATTCAGTATCTCGCATGTGGGCAACGGGCTTGATCCAACCGTTGCCCCAGCATTCATACAAAATCTTTTGATATTCTGGCGGACACTTTTCACTGATTTCAAATCCTGCTCGCGGCACTATTTTAATGCCATCGGGGGAGAATGAAAAATCTTTATCTTTTGGGCGTAGAGTTTTATGAGATCCACTGGCTGTAATCTTAATCATGCTTTATTATAGCAGAAACATGATTTTCAGTCAATGTAATACTAAATTACTAGAATTGATCTGGCCAGTCTTTATCACGGTGTCCCTAGTTGTTCGTAGCCATCAAATTGAGTTTTGTATTCGGCTACGTTCCCTAGATACAAATAATGATAACCCAATTGTTTGTAGTAAGCACACTCGTGCTCAATACTGCGTAGTCCTAGTTTTAATTCTGGTTGTTGATAGTTCCAGGCAAATTGAACACTTTCTACATTGTGTTTGTCATAACGACAGCACAGACTCCAGGCCACTATCTCACTGTTGTAGTAGTAAACATGCACATCACTGTCGGGATTACGCAACTGTCCTTCAAAAATTGGCATCGCACTAACAAACTTTTTGTGCTGACAGTATTGTTGATATATTTGATTTAACTGCGCAAATTCTATCTGTTCCGACCACAACGTCGATGGTGAATAACACTGATAGTTTGTTTTTGATAAATTAATTCTGCAAAATTTCATTTTTGTAGCGCCATGACACTACTTGATCCAAGGCTTTGATATTCCAGGTATCGTAATAGCCTTGTGATTTTAATTTGTCGGCAGCCTTATTTAACTTGCTGAGCTCCTGTATCACAAGAAGTCCGCAATGACCAAAATTCATTTTGACACCATTGAGATATTCTGGAGCATGTGGGTGATCGTCTAGTATCACATAATCCTGCGGCATAAGCATGTGATTCATGGATGCTACCCACTCTTGCAACTCCACTGGATCGATGTTGTTGTGATCAAAACATACCACAACAACATCTTTTGTGCTTA